GATTATAAATCTTATTTTGTTTTGTCTTTTTATTTTAGTAATTGAAATTCAATTCATTGAAAGAAGTTGAAAAGAAAATTTGTTTAAAGAACCAAAAGTTAGATTAGGAAACAGAACTTATAGTCAAAGCGAGCTACAAGACTATAGGAAAGCTAATACGCAAAGGTATAACAATAAGGTTAGATATAGCTCTCAGAATAGTAAATATACTGACTTCTATCATAGTTTGCAATGGCGTAAGTTACGTAAACAAGTATTATTACGTGATAATCACTTGTGTCAACACTGTTTGAATAAAGGCATAGTGAATGATAAAGATTTGATTGTTCACCATAAGGTAGAGCTAAAAGAGGACTGGGGTAAAAGACTGGATATGGATAATTTAGAGGCAGTGTGTATCAGGTGTCACAATAAAATTCACAAAAAATAATTTTTATAATATATGTTCTTATAAAATTAACGGGGCGTTCTAAAACCCCTGTGGCTCTAAGGTTCGAGTTAAACGAGCCGCACTTAACTTACTGAAAATGTTGAAAATGAAAGTCGAATATTCGTAAAGTGAAATATCTTTACATAATAGGAGGTGGTTATATGGCACAACGTAAACTATTATCACAACAAAAGAGTAGACGTACAACCGCAGTACAAGAAGAACGACAAACAACCGAAGATAAGATGAATGAATTAACGCCATTGCAAGATAATCCGCCATCATGGCTGGATAAAACAGCCAAAACAGAATGGAAACGTATATTACCTCTTATACGTGAATTACCCGTAGCCGATTTAGACATGGCATTGCTTGCGATGTACTGTCAAACATATAGTAACTATATATCAGCTACTAAAGAATTAGATAATGAAATGGTTATTGAAACGGAAAGAGGTACAAAGCTATCCAGTTATTACACTGTACAAAGAGATAGTGTTAACACTATGAACTCTATTGCACCTAAATTAGGGTTGACAGTCGAGTCACGTTTAAAAATATTATCGCCAGATACCAAGAAAGAAAAGAAAGATGAATTTGAGGATTTAATGAATGGCAAAGATTAGGGATTATGTTACAGAATATGCAAAAAAAGTAGTTAACGGCGATATTATAGCTAGTGAAAAAAACGTGAAAGCGTGTCAACGTCATTTAGACAACTTGAACGATGTAGAACTCCCTTATCACTTTGATGTAAAGAAAGCTAATCACATTATTAAGTTTCTTGAAATGTTGCCAGATCCTAAAACTGGTAAACAGTTATCATTAGGTGGCTTTCAAAAATTCATTGCTGGTAGCTTAAATGGTTGGTACGACAGACATGGATATAAAAGATTTACAAAAGCCTATATATCGATGAGTAGAAAAAATGGTAAAACATTATTGATCTCTGGAATGGCATTGTACGATTTATTAATGGGTAAAGATCCGTTAAATGAACGGTTGATTGGTTTGAGCGCCAATTCAAGAGACCAAGCTGGTATAGCGTATGATATGACATTAGCACAACTGAAAGCTATTAGAAGCGTTTCTCCTAAGGTTAAATCGATGACTAAGATAACGCCAAGTGCAAAAGAAATATTGAATATTAATGATCGAAGTAAAGTTAAAGCCGTTTCAAATGAAGCTGCAAATTTAGAAGGTCATCAGTTTAGCTACGCAATCATCGATGAATATCATGAAGCTAAAGATAAAAAGATTTATGAAACGTTAAGACGTGGGCAAGTGCTACTGCACAACCCTATATTAATTATTATCTCAACAGCTGGAACTAATTTGAATGGTCCGATGTATGAAGAATATTTATATATTGATAAGATACTTGACGGCATAGCAAAAAATGAAAACTACTTTGTTTTCTGTGCTGAACAAGATGATGAGAAAGAAGTATATGACGTTAAAACTTGGATTAAATCCAATCCACTTATGGAGTTGCCAGAAATGGCACAATTGTTAACTAAGAATATTCAACCAGAAGTTAAAACTGCAATTGATAGTGGTTCAGGATTAAATGGGATATTAATAAAGAATTTCAATATGTGGCGTGCAGCAAGCACAGAATCTTATTTAGATTTCAATGATTGGAAGAAAAATGAAATAGACTTTGATATAAATGGCTCTAAAACTTATATCGGTTTAGACTTATCGCGTGCTGACGACTTAACCGCAGTATCGTTTGTTCATCTTGATGAAGATAATCAAGAGTATTATGTAACTAGCCATTCTTTCGTTGCTACCAAAGGTGGATTAGATGGCAAGATTGACAGAGACTTCATCGATTATAGACAACTTGCAGAAAGTGGTTATTGTACGATTACCGATTTACAAAGTGGAATTATCAATACTGACCAAGTTTTGAATTACATCGAAGATTATATCGACAAATATAAACTAGATGTACAAGCATTATGTTATGATCCTTACTCAATACATGGCGTTATTGCAGAGATTGAACGTAGAGATTGGCCTTATAATTTGGTAGAAATCAGACAAGGTCCACAAACGTTATCTAATCCAATACTAGATTTCAGATTGAAAGTAATTAATGGTGACATTAAACATCACAAAAATCCATTACTAGACATTGCAATCAAAAATGCAGTGGCTAAAGATACTAACGATTCATTAATGATTGAAAAGAAAATGAATAGAGAAAAAATTGATCCACTTATGGCGACTATATTTGCTTATGTAATGGCTTGTGAACATGAATGGGACACAGAAACGTTAATGCCATTATTCTTATAGGAGGTGTGATGATGAAAAAATTCTTATATGCACTTGTAGTAATACTATTATTCGTTGTGGGCTTAATAGGTCTATTCTATGGCTTGTTCATACTTTGGAAGCCGTTAGCTTATATTATTGGTGGCTTGCTGCTCATAGGCCTCTCAGGCGTTTTAAATCAAGCATATGACAATACCTCGATAAGTCAGAAAGGGGGTGACAGTTAATGCCATTACTTGATTTAGGATTTACAAGCAAACAAGAAAAGATGAACAGAGATTTAGAACGATTATTGTATTGGCAAGAACATGGCACACATGCAAGCTATGTTGGTATAAACGCGCTACGTAACAGTGATGTATTTACTGCTACACGTATTATATCTGCAGACATTGCAAGTACCAAGTTGAAAGTTAAAGGTCACGAAACAAATACAGTGATGGACCAAATACTGGATCTATTTAATAACAATCCGTATTCGGACTTACCGGGTTGGCACTTTAAGTTTATAATCATCGCGAATATGCTGCTTAACGGTCAATCTTTTGTTGAAATTGTACGTGATAAAAACGATTTCCCCGTAGGCTTCTATTTCTTACATAATGATTTAGTAGGAGTTGAGGAAAAAGACGACGAAATTATTTACAACGTAAGTGAAGATGTGGAAGGTAATGCCGTTAAGATAACAAGTGATGATATATTACATTTCAGATATATCACGTTAGATGGTTATGTAGGGTACAGTCCGTTGTATGCACTAGCACATGAGATTGGTATTTCTCAAGGTTCTAAGAGCTTCCTGCGTAACTTCTTCGATAATGGTGGGACTTCGACATCAGTATTGAAGTATAGAAAAGGGCAAATCAATGCTGAACAATTAAGAGATTTGAAAAAGAATTTCTCAGAAAGCCAATTAAAAAACAATGGTGGCTTAGTTGCTATCGACGACACAATGGAATTCAGCAGGTTGCAAATTCCTACCGAAGTATTGAACTTCTTAAATAGTTATAAGTTCAGTACATCTCAAGTTGCTAAAGCGTTCGGTTTGCCGGTATCTAAACTAGGTATTGAAACAGTCAATACATCTATCACACAAGCAAACTTAGAGTATTTGCAAAGTACATTAGACCCAATATTCAAAATGATGATTGCAGAGCTTGAGACGAAGATATTCAAGTTTATCGATTCTGGATATGAATTAGAGTTCGACTCATCACGTCTCATCGACATTGATCCAGAGCTACAATTACAACGTATTACCGAATTGCATAGTAAAGGAATTATTTCAACAGACGAAGCTAGAAGTGTATTTGGTTATCAACCTATTGAACATGGCGAGCAACCATTGGTTGACCTTAACAGAGCACCACTTAACACTTTAGAAAATTACCAAAAATCGAAGATTGACAAAGAAGTCGAAAAGAACTCCATTAAGGGAGGTGATGAGTATGACGAATAGTAACGTTGACACTGGACCACAAGATATGGTTATTAAGGGGTACGCAATTATCTTTAATACAATGAGTGATGACTTGGGTGGGTTCAGAGAAATTGTAGCACCTAACGCCTTAGATGATGTAGATATAAGCGATGTGAAATGTTTAATCAATCATGATTTCAATTACGTTATAGGACGCACACATGCTGGAACACTTGAGTTAAAAGTAGATGAAAAAGGCTTGTACTTTAAATGTCACCTACCTAACACATCTTACGCCAGAGATATTTATGAAAATATTAAGGCGGGCAACGTAAATCAGTGTAGTTTCTTCTATACATTACCTCCTAATGATTCAACAGCTCGTACATGGCAAAACCTAGATAATGAGTATGTTCAAACCATAAATAAAATTGATGAACTGATTGAAGTTAGCATTGTTACAATGCCAGCTTATAAAGATACATCGGTTGAGGTCGGTCAACGTGCAAGAGATTTAAAGAAATTTAAACAGTTGGAACAAATGAAAATAGCTTTAGATTTAGAAAGCCTGCGTTTTGAAACGTAAGGCTATTTTTATACCCAATTTTAATGAGGAGGCTTACACATGGCTAATTTAGATGAGCGCAAAAAAGAAATCGCCAATTTGATTTCTAAAGCGCAAGAAGCAGTTGAAAAGGGCGACCTCGAAACTGCTCGTAATTTAAAAGCTGATATTGATTCAAAGAAAAAAGAATATGAAGAACTTGAACAGCTTTCAAAAGAAATTGAAGCATCAGTACCTGAGCAAGATGAACCGCCTAAAGATGAAGGCGCAGAAGTTGAAGATAACAAAGGTGATAATTCTGGAGAAGAATCAGAAAATAAACCATCTGATGACAAAGAGGAGAAATCATCAGACGAAGAAAAACCTGATGATGCACCAAAACCAGATGACAAACCTGAAGAAACACCAGAAACACCTACTATTGAAAAAGTAGAAGAACTAACAGAAGAAGAATTAGAAGAAGAAAAAGAAAAAAACAAAAGAAAAGGAGCGAAACGTTCTATGGCGAAATTAAATCAAAACCCAGAGACAAACGGAGAAGTATTAGCATTTGAACAGTACATGAAATCAAAAGGGGCTAAACGTGACAACGTTAAATCAGATGACGTTGGCGTAACAATCCCAGAGGATATTAAATATATTCCTGAAAAAGAAGTAAAAACAGTACAAGATTTATCAGAGTTGGTAGAAAAAACATCAGTATCAACTGCAAGTGGTAAATACCCAATCTTGAAACGTGCTAACGCTAAATTCAACACTGTTGCTGAATTAGAGAAAAATCCTGAGTTAGCTCGTCCGGAATTCGAAACGATAAATTGGGAAGTTGAAACATATCGTGGTGCAATTCCAATCTCACAAGAAGCATTAGACGATTCAGTTGCTAACTTAACTGCTATTGTTTCTGAAAATATCAATGAACAAAAAATAAACACATTAAACGAAAAAATCGGTGATGTATTAAAAGCATTCAATCCGACATCTGTTTCTGATGTGGACGACTTAAAAGCAATCATCAATGTTAAGCTAGATCCTGGTTATGACCGCCAAATTATCTGTACTCAAAGTTTCTACCAAAAACTTGATACATTGAAAGATGGTAACGGACGTTACTTATTACAAGATAGCATTATCAACACTGCTGGTAACACTGTATTAGGTATGAACGTAACAGTTGTACGCGATGACTTATTAGGTGAAAACGGAGATGCATTAGCGTTCATCGGCGATGTAAAACGTGGTGTGTTATTCGCAGACCGTACTGACGTATCAGTGCAATGGATTGAAAACGAAATCTACGGTAAATACCTAATGGGTGCTTTCCGTTTCGATGTTAAACAAGCTGATAAAAACGCTGGCTTCTTCGTAACGTTTGAAGATGCAGCAACAGAACCTAGCGGAGATTTAGGAGCATAAGTAAAGTAGGTGATTTCAATGTTCAAAATAAATAACGTTGAATCTATAAAAAAAGCAATACGTGTAGACTATGACTTTGATGATGATTTGATTATGCAAGTTTATTTACCTGGAGCAATCAGTGAGGTTAAGGCTGCTGTTTCTTTAGATGAAGAAGATGATAAATTCTACAACGATAATCCTATATTCAATTTAGCGGTCTTAAATATTATTGCTCACCACTACGATAATCGTTCAATCACATCTAATGAACAATCATTTGATGTGCCTGCATCATCAATGAAACTTATACAAACACTAAGAAGTAATCTAGTTAAGTGGCGAAAAGATAACATCGAGGTGATAGCCGATGAATCTTAATGAGCTTGATTATAGAATTGTTTTTTATTCAGTTTCAAATAACGGACCCGAAGCAGGAACAGGTAACTGGGAAGAAGTTTTTAGTTGCTTCGCTGGTCTATACGAACCTACGCAAAAAGATGTACAATTAGGAAATTTAGAAACAAGTAAACGTTCTGTAACTATTAATATTAGGAATGCACAGCCTGACTTTCTACCTACAGTCAATCACGTATTTGAGATTAAAAATGGAATGTATGCTGGGTTAACTTTTGACATTAAGAACGTTGCGCCTGCTAAAACTCCTAATTACATCAAAGTGGTAGGTGAAGAATCATAGGGGTATCAATCAAAGGTGATAAAGAACTTATAGCATATTTAGAAAAGCATTATGGAAAATCAGCAACAAAGCGCATCACTGATTATGCATTAACTAAAGGTGGAAACAAAGTTGTGAGTATTATCAAAAGTAATATGAAAACTTTTAAGGACACTGGAGAATCGGTAGAAGAAACTACACTTTCAAAACCTATGATGAAAAGCGGAGTAAGAACCGTTAAAATTCATTGGCGTGGTCCTAAGCAACGTTATCGTATTATCCATCTAAACGAATATGGTCACTTTGATCGTTCAGGAAAGTGGGTTAATACAGCAGGTAAAGGTGTGATTGAACGTGCTATGAGAGAAGGACGCGAAACCTACTTTCAAACAGTTAAAGAAGAAATAAAAAGGCGGGTGTAGCGATGGATGACATCATAATGAAGATATATGAAGCGCTTATTAATAACGAAGAGATAATGAAACTTGTCTCCAAAAATAACATTAAATTTTTCGATTATCCAAATGCGCAAGAAATCGAAGATATAGTGATTGTCATTGATCCATTAGACACACCAAAGCCTGATGATTTTGCTGACAATGATAATTTGACGTATGAATATTTATATCAAATAGATGTATTTGTAAAACAGAACAAAGGTGTAAACGGACGAGTCATGTCAGATAGGCTCGTCTTTTTAATACAACGAATAATGTGGGAAGTATTGGGATTTGGTGAAACATCTTCCATTAAACCAGAATATATCAAAGAATTTAATATCTACCGACAAGCTAAAAGGTTTGAAGGTAAACAATATTTTAAAATTTAGGAGTGTTTTAATATGGCAGAGAAAAACTATCGTTCATTTACAGGGTTAACAGAATTTTATTATAAAGTGCATGGTGAAGGTGGCGTTCAAAAAGTTGCTGATCCAGAACGCATTAAATATTTACAAGAAATTTCAGTATCCAAAGATCAAGACATCGAAAAAGCATATGGTGATAACCAAGTTGCAGAAATGGCAGTTGCTAACGGAACAATCGAAGTAGAAGCTGGTTTCCACAAGTTACCATTAGAGGACAGAGTTGCATTGTTCGGATTAGAAAAATCAGAGGACGGCATCGTGTCAGTTGGTAACGATACACCACCATATGTAGCTGTTATGTTTGCGAAAACTATGGAAGATGGTTCACGTGAATATGTTGGATTACCTAAAGGATTATTCACATTCCCTGAATTAGAAGGTAATACCAAAGAAGATGGCGTAGAATTCAGTTCTGACTCTACTACCGCTGAATTTATGCAAGCTAAAGTTAAAGGCTTTGAAGAAGAAAAAGCAATGTTGTTAGGTCACGATGCAAAAGGCACAACTGTTATGAAAGACGCTATCTGGGAAGCTATCTTCGGTGAATCTGCACCAAGTAGTAATTCAGAAGAAACTAGTGATGCAGAATCAGGTTTAGGCGCGTAATAAACAGGAGGTTTAATTATGGCTAAGAAAAAATATGAAGTATTACACAAATTCATTGATTTAGAGGATAAGAAGAAAGTTTACGATACTGGAGATACTTATCCTAAACCAGCGAACAAAAAAATCTCTGATGAGCGTATTTCAGAGCTTTCTACAAGCAACAACAGACGTGGAAAAGCGTTAATCAAAGAATTAGAAGAATAACTATTATCGAGGACTTCGTGTCCTCTTTTTATTTGCAAATAAAAATCAAAGGAGCAATTATAAATGGCTAAACGTAATTTTATTAAATTAGTACAAGTAGACAAAAAAGGTAACGCAGTAACAGATACAGAAGGCAACGCAAAATACGATACATTCATTACACCTACACAAATTCCTTTCCGTAAAATCTATGATGCAGCTGATTTAATGGACGGTGCATCAGACGAAAACACTTCTGCACAAGAGAATATCGACCAAATGTTAGACATGGTGGTTGATATCTACAATAACCAATTTACAAAAGATGACTTATTAGACAGATTACACGCACCAGACGCAGTAGAAGAATTACAACAACAAATTCAATTTATTGCACAAGGTCAAATGGATGAAGAAAGAAAAAAGCAACTAGCCAAAATGATTTAAAACCTATCAATTATAAAGAACATAAGGAAAATATGAAGAAGTTAATGTTGAAAATGATGGAAGAAGGCGGCAAGGATATCAATGACATATTAAACATGCCTTTTGCATTTTTCATGGAGTTAGTTGACGAAAGTAATAAGAAAAACGTCAAGAAAACAAACAGTATGATCGACGCGTTCATGTAATACATTTTATAAGCAAGGAGGTGGAGTGATGGCAGAAAGAATAAAAGGTTTACAGATAGACCTCTCAATGAAGGACATGGGTGTCCAGCGTAGTATTACAGAAATAAAACGTAGCTTTAAAGGGTTAAACGCTGACTTAAAATTATCTAACAATAACTTTAAGTATTCTGAAAAAAGTTTGAACTCATACAAGTTAAGAACTAGGGAATTATCGCAAGCAGTCAAAGAATCTAAAGCTAACGTTGCAGCGTTAAAAGCAAAATACCAAGAAGTATCAAGAGAATCTGGTATAAACAGTAAAAAAGCCGCTCAATTAAGGCAGGAATATAGTCGACAAGCTGACAATCTCAACTATTTACAAAACGAACTCGACCAAACACGTGGCAAATACAGAGAAATGATTGCAGTAAGTAAATCATCTGTCGGTAGACTTGGGCAAGCATTTTCTGAAATAGGACCTAAGATAAGATCCATAGGAGATTCAATGAAGTCAGTCGGGCGTAACATGAGTTTACACGTTACTGCACCAATTGCAGCAGGTTTTGGCGCTGCGGTGAAGAAAAGTATAGACTTCGACGATACCATGCGTAAAGTAAAAGCCACATCTGGTGCTACTGGAGATGAATTTAACCAGCTTAGAATAAAAGCACTTCAAATGGGTCGAGATACTAAATTCACTGCTTCGGAATCTGCTGAAGCGATGAACTACATGGCACTTGCAGGTTGGGACACTAAAGATATGCTAAAAGGTATTGGTGGTGTAATGGATTTAGCTGCCGCATCTGGTGAAGATTTGGCAAGCGTGTCTGATATTGTAACCGACAACTTAACTGCATTTGGTATGAAAGCTAAAGATAGTACCCACTTTGCTGATGTTTTGGCTCAAACGAGTTCGAAAGCTAATACTGATGTACGTGGTTTAGGTGAAGCGTTTAAATACGCTGCTCCAGTTGCTGGTGCGTTAGGTTACACGATAGAAGATACATCAGTAGCTATTGGTTTGATGTCTAATGCTGGGATAAAAGGTGAAAAAGCCGGCACAGCATTAAGAACAATGTTTACCAACCTTTCTAAACCAACAAAAGCAATGAAAGACGAAATGGATAAACTGGGAATATCTATTACTGATAGCAACGGTGAAATGCTGCCTATGAGAGATGTAATGGACCAGCTTAGAACTAAAATGGGTGGTTTATCCAAAGATCAACAAGCAGCCGCAGCTAGTACAATATTCGGTAAAGAGGCCATGAGTGGTGCATTAGCAGTTATCAATGCATCAGACGAAGATTATAAAAAGCTAACTAAATCCATAGACGGCTCTAAAGGTGCTTCAAAAAGAATGGCTAAAGAAATGGAAGGCGGTATTGGTGGCGCAATGCGTAAAATGAAATCGGCAATTGAAAGTTTAGCGATTTCATTAGGTGATGCATTAGCCCCAATGTTATATAAAGCTGCTAAATGGATTACATCATTAGCGAATAAGTTTTCTAATTTACCTACTGGCGTTCAAAAAACGATTGCAGTTGTAGGATTACTCGCCGCAGCTATTGGTCCACTACTAATGGTCTTTGGCGTTATGGCATCAACAATTGGCACTGCTATAACAGTATTAGGATCTTTAATGACGAGTATGAGAACACTATCATTTTTATCTAAAACCAGTGCAGCAGCGACTGGTATTTGGAATGGCGTTACTGCCACTGCTCGTGGTATCGCAAATGGTTATAGATATGCGGTGGCTGCATTAACCACTTCTCAGACAATACAGGCTATGAAAACTAAAATTGCTGCAGCTGCAACAACAGCTTGGACTACAGTTACTAAAGGTGCAACTTTAGCAACTAAAGGCTTGGGATTAGCAATAAGATTTATGACTGGACCAGTCGGTATAGTTATTACAGCCATCGGATTATTAGTAGCAGGGCTTATTCATTTATGGAAAACAAATAGCTCGTTTAGAAATGCAGTTATCGGCATTTGGAATTCAATAAAAAATGCTGCAATAGCTATATTTGGTTTTATCAAACCTTATATTATTAATATTTGGAACGCAATTAAAAACTCTACAATTGCCATTTGGAACGCGATTAAAAAAAGTGCTGTAATAATATGGAACGCTATTAAATTTGCTGTTCAACATCCTATTCAAGCATTAAAAAATGTCTTATCAGCTTTATGGAATGGCATGAAAAATGCTGCTATTAAAATCTGGACCGCCTTAAAGAACGGTGTTATAGCAATTATTAAAGCATATGTTGCGCAAGTAAAATTTAATATCAACCTTATTAAGCGCATAGTAGTTACGATATTTAATGCTATTAAGAGTTTCTCTATTAAAGTGTGGACTGCATTAAAAAATGGTGTGTTAGGAATCGTTCGAGCTTTGCGCAAAGGTGTTCTATCTGTATTTAACGCATTAAAAAAAGGTATTGTTGTAATATTTAATGCTGTAAAGAATGCCGCAGTTAAAATCTGGACGGCTATAAAAAAATCAGTAGTGAATAAAGCAAAAGCATTATGGTCTGGAGTTAAAAATACATGGAATGCACTCAAAAAAGGTACAATTGGCATATTTAAAGCAGTTGGCAGTTTCATGAGTTCTAAATGGAACAGTATTAAAAAAGGTACTGTTAATAAAGCGAAAGCTCTATGGTCAGGCGTCAAAGGTGCTTGGGGATCACTTAAAAAAGGTACTCATAACACCATGAATGCTGTAGGTGGCTTCATGAGCAAGAAATGGAATGGAATTAAAAGTACTACTGTATCTATAGTAAATGGCATGAAATCGAAAGTTATGGGCACCATGAATAAAATGAGAGACGGTATCAAAACAGTTACCGGTAAAATTGGGAATCTTTTTGGCGGAATGGTTAAAGGCGTTAAAAAAGGCCTTAATGGATTAATCAAAGGTGTTAACTGGGTCGCAGATAAATTAGGTATGGATAAAATACCTAAGATTAAATTATCTACAGGTACTCAATCTACGCATACACAAAGTTATATTACCAACGGTAAAATCAATAAAGGTACAATGGCAACAGTAGGGGACAAAGGTAAAGGTAATGGTCCTAATGGATTCAGAAATGAAATGATTCGTTACCCTAATGGAAAACTAGCTTTAACTCCTAATAAAGATACTTTAACATTCTTACCTAAGAAATCAGAAGTTTATAATGGCGCCCAAACACATGCTATTTTATCTAATTCAGGATATGACACTAAGAAGAAAAAACTACCTAAATTTAGTAAAGGTACTAAAAAGAAAGACGGTATATTAGATGTTATTAGCTCTGGTGTAAAAAATGATGTTAATAAAGTAAAAGACATTGGTGGTAAAGCAAAAGACATAGGTGGTACTACATTTGATAAAGCAAAAGACGTAGGCACAAAAGCGCTTGATAAAGCTAAAGATGTATCTGATACTGTTATTAAAGGTATTGGAGATGTATTTGATTATGTAGGTCATCCTATGAAATTAGTAAATAAAGTTTTTGAGAAAGTTGGATTCAACCTAGACTTTATGAAAAATGCGCCATTACCATTTGATTTAATGACAGCTATGATTAAAAAACTTAAAAATGGTATCAAAGATTTCTTTAATGAAGGTTTAGACTCTGCAGGCGGTGGAGATGGTTCTTCATTCACTAAGTTCCCAATTACCACAGGATATTATCCTAATGGTGGCGCTCCTGGTTATGGTTATAATGGCGGCGCTCACTTTGGTATTGACTATGGCGCTCCATATGGTACAACGATTAATGCTACCAATGATGGTAATGTAAAAGCTATTCATAACTTTGGCGGGGGACTTGTTGCAAGACTTTTAACAGGTCAGTTTACATTGTTCTTTATGCACTTATCTAAAATATTAAAACAAGGTAAGATTAAAGCTGGAGAACCAATGGCTAAAACAGGTAATTCTGGTCACTGGACATCTGGTCCTCACGTACACTTCCAAGTTGAAAGAGGGCGTCATGATGTTATCACAAACAGAGGTACAGTAAACCCTGCTAAATGGCTTAAAGGTCATGGCGGTGGCGGAAAAGTTGGTGGTAGTGGTTCTGCAAACGCACGTAGAGCAATTCAAAGAGCACAATCTATTTTAGGTGGACGTTATAAATCGTCTTATATTACCGAACAAATGATGAGAGTTGCCAAACGTGAGTCTAACTTCCAATCAGATGCGGTTAATAACTGGGACATCAACGCACAAAAAGGAACGCCTTCTAAAGGTATGTTCCAAATGATTGAACCATCTTTTAGAGCGTTCGCTAAACCGGGACATGGGAACATTTTGAACCCTGTAGACGAAGCTATATCGGCTATGAGATACATCGTAGCAAAATATGGTTGGGGTGGTTTCAAACGTGCTGGAGATTATGCTTATGCTACAGGCGGCCTTATTAACACTGCTGGATTATATAATTTGGCAGAAGATGGATACCCTGAGATAGTGATACCTACAGATCCAAGCAGACAATCAGATGCGATGAAATTGTTACATCTTGCTGCGAGTAAAATTAGTGGAAATAACAGAAATAAACGACCTAACCAATTACGTACACCTAGTGTTACTAGTAATACAGTTGATAACGCAGAATTACTACTACAAATGATAGAAAATCAACAGAAACAAATAAACGTGTTAATGGAAATAGCACGAAGTAATAAAACTATTGAAAAACAACCGAAAGGTTTTTCAGAACGCGATGTAAGTCAGGCACAAGGTTCAAGGTTAAGACTCGCTGCTTATAGCCAGGGAGGTTTATAAATTGGAAAATAAAAAAGTAAAAATATTTAACGATCATTTCGAAGAAACTCTAACGGATATTCCTCATCTTAAGTTTCTAGAATTTGAAGAAGAGGATTTAGATAGGAAGTCCAATCAGATTGAAGTTAATGGTAGCGATGGCGTTTTACAAGGACCGATGAATTTCGGTCCTTTTAATTTGATACTGAGATTTTCATATAAAGGCATGGATTATAAAGAATATAGATTAGCAAAAGAAAAGTTACGTCAATTGATAAATAGAAGAGATCCTTATTTTGTATGGCATTCAGATATGCCGGGTAAAAAGTATGCAGTTATACCAGAGGGAGTGAGTAATGAAAACCTAACAAGTCAATTTGGACTTATTGAGGTGACTTACTCTGTCTACAAAGGATATGCAGAATCATTAAAAGATACTTCGGAATTTAGTTGGACTGATGAAAATTGGCAGTTTGAACAAGGCGTTATAGGAAATGATGAGGTTAAATATAAGCACAATATTCGTTACTTTAAAATATTTAACGGTTCTAAAGATACTATTAACCCTTTATTAAGACACAAATTAAATATTAATTGCACACTTACAGCACCTTATGGATTTGAAATCGTTAATCTAACCACAAATGATATATTTGAATATAAAAAACCGCTCAAAAAGCGTAATACGGTTTCTATTATAGGAGTGCATCCTTATATTAATAATAAAAGAGTTGGTAAAGACACAAATTATGATTTTATTACTTTAGCGCCGGGTTGGAATGAAATTTTAATTAGAGGTCACAATATATCCAATAGTCCTAAAACAGAATTTATATTTAATTACATCTATAGGTAGGTGAGAATATTGGAAAATCTAATATTTATGAATAGAGAAGGGACATTTTCGGAAATTGTTAATGACTTTGACTTTGGTTCCTTTAAATATGAATATGAACAAAATAATGAGCGATCCATATCTCTCACTGCTTATAAAACTAATGTTAACGCGGATATATTTGATAGTTTGATTAATGAAAATTATTTAGTTTGGAAAGGCCAGAAATATGTCATTAAATCGACTGAGCTTAAGTATGAAGAAGGTGTAATACTTAATGAAATTGAGGCTAAGCATATTTCTATGGAATTTCAAAATCATTATGTACCTAAAGATTTAGATGATGAGTCACTGAATGATGAAGATGAGACTGAAGCAAAAATTTCCATGAAAGTTAAAGAGTACCTTGATTTTGCATTCAAAAATAATAAACTTAATTTCGATTATAAGTTACATGGAAAATTTAATGAGAGTAAATATATTGAACAGTTAGGAGATAAAAATGGTTTAGAACATCTTATTGAAGGTGCTGAGTATTTTGGCTATATATTTTTTGCTAATAATAAAACTTTCCATATTTATACACC